CCCCAAAGAAAAAGGCCCTTTCGGTGAGACTTAAAGCCCTCAACAAAGATCCGTGCTTCCGCGCGATGTTCGCACTCAATGGTGTTTAGATCAAAGCGCAAAAGTTTCGGCGGCATGTGCAAGGCGGCTATACGCTGCCGTATCAGTTCTTCTCGCTCCTTTCGTGCACGTTCCTTTGCTTCGCAGTCGCAATCGGGTTCCTCAAACTCGGCTATATGGTTTCCCATGTCATATTGTTTCAGCACATATGGCTTATGGCAAATTGTGCACTCTTGCATCATTGACCACCCCCAAAAATCTTTCGTATTTCGCGCTCGCCTGCGGCGCGGGCTTCTTCCAAAGCCGTGCCGGATCCTGTTGCCGGTTTGTATACTTGCAAAAAGCGGTCGTCATTAAGCCATGCGGCCGCTCCCTTTGCAAACCCACGCGCCACCTCATCGCTTTTCGCATATTCTTTAACTTTGGCTATAAGATTCGTGGCCGAGACTCCGGAACGCTTTAAGGCCTTTTCAAAAGCGATCTGCGCTTTTTCCTTGGCTCCGGCCCGCTGTTTAGGGTATTCTTTCCAAAAGAGTTCAAAGTTTGTGGGAACAGATATAAGTTTGTTTTCTTGTTGTTTTATAACGTTTATATCTTTTTCTTGTTCTTTTTCTTTTTCCTCAAGGGTATTGATACCCTTTTGATAGGGTATTGAAAGGGTATCGGTAGGGTATTGATACCCTTTGGGTAGGGTAACGATACCCTTTCCGTTTTCCATTATAAGTAGCCCGAGTTTTAATAGTTCTTGTATGTGGGGTTTGTGTGGTTTACAGGCTTCGTTGAGTTGTCCGTATTGGAACTCAATAAACGAGGGGATGAAAAACTTGTTTTTCTCCAGCCAATAAATCTTATCCTTAAATGCCTTTGAGATCGTTTCTTTGTCAACCTTAAAACCGACCGCAAACGAAAAAAAGCGCTCGCTAAAATCAACAATACCGGCCCCGCTACATGTGTCGCACAGGTATATCCAAAGTAGTTTATTTTTTGGCGTTAAATCGCCAAACCATTGTTTTTTCCATTTATCAGTGTCAGTAAATCTCTTTCCCATAGTATCCTCAACTTGCTAGAAACGCGGCCCAATGGCTCTTAAACTCTTCCAGCGTGAATGAAACGGCCCCGAATGCGCCCAATTTGCGCACTTCGGCCAAAAATGCTTCTTGGCTCTCTGTTGTTTTTCCGGCCGGAGTGTTAATTATGCGCTTTCCGGTTTTCTCACTTATTTTGTAGGTAGCCGCGCGCTTTTGCTCAAAAAAACCGATTTTTAAGCCGTTTTGATTTAACACAACAACCAAGTCCGATACGCCATCTTTGAAGCCCTCAGCGCGCATTTTGTTGTATGCGGCGGCTATTTTGTGCGTATTGCCAAGCGAAGATAAGAATTTAAGCGCGTTTGGCACTGCAAAGTAAGTTAATTTGTGAAACATCATTTGTGTGTCTAGGAAATTACAGATTTCCACTTGCAGTTGGTGTTCCAGATCTTCTTTGCGTTTTACCGGATATTGAAATTGACGCGATTGATAACTAAACGAACGATAACCCATATTCTCTCCTACAATTGGGGCGGGTAATCCCGCCCCTTGTTGTATTACCAATTATCCTCGCCGTTTTCAGTTCCGCCTGCACCTGTTGTTTCTGCCTCAATAACAGTGTTTTCTGCGGTTTCCGGAAGTACTTCGCTATTGTCTAGCGGCTGTACTGCTGCATAATTAACGGATTTTGCACGTTCTGCGGGGGTAGGTTGCGTAAAATCATATTCATTGTTGTCATTTTCAAGGATAGTTTCCATTTCAGGCTCACCAATGAACTCAATTTTACACGCGCGGCGGACAACTACTTTTTTCATCATCTCACCTTGCCAATTTTTCCATGGGCCATACGCGCCGGCCTTGCTAGCACGTCTGGCCTCATCTATTTCCTTTTTGGAAACAGTTGTGACGGAAGAGTACTCGCGCCCATTTTTGAAATAAGAGATGTAGCAGAAACCGCCGATAGCGTTTTGGAAATCATCTCTAAATGGGTTAGCGGATTTGTAAGTATAGTTGGCTATACCGGAGCCGCTTTCGTACGAGAAAGTATCTTCCTTATACACTAGGTGTACTTCCACTACCGCACCCTGCCGGAGTTGCTTAATCTTATAAACAAGTCCTTTGTAGCCGATGTGGTAAGTCAGTTCGTTTCCATAGCGCGTAAGGTAAGCAAGCCCGCGCGCATCAACCGGAACTCCAACATCAAGCGACGTCTTGAATGCCTCACGTACCGATCCGCGCGTACACTTTGCCAATTCTTCCGGTTTCATATTTTTGCATTGGTAGGCAAAGGAAAGTAGTAAGTCCGGTAATTTATCGGGCCGGTGGCTGATAAAGTTAGGCTGCTCAACTGCAATTCGCAAGTCATTTGTTAAGTCCTTAATGCTTTTTACAACCAAGTCAGCCGGTTGCAGCGTAACAATCTGCTTTTCGGTTTGTTCAGTTTGTGTTGTTTCTGGCATGTTAATCTCCCACTTTTGAAAGTTCTTTGTCAAACTTGAAAGAGAATGGTGAATCGCTATACCCTAAGAAATTTGCAAATTGCAAGTTTGTTTTCCAAGCGGCCGGATCTCCCTGTTTCCAAAGTTCGTAGCGGCGGTTGATTTCCGCGAGGGTGTCATCAACGTACTTGGCGCAGAATTGAAGCGCGCCTGTGTCAATTACAAAAGGGCGTATCAGATTTTCGCACCCTTCCTTTTGGCTTTGAACGATGAAAAACATTTCTGCTGGTTCTTCGCCGTATTTTGCCATAATGGCCTTGTACTGCATACCAGCATCCCAATGCCAACCCATAACGTCTATTCCACGCTCAATTTGGCTCATTTCCTTGCCGGTTGTCTTGTATTCAACGATTACTATGCCCTTGCCGGTCACACGTTTGAGTAAGTCCAACTTGGCTTTTAAGGGTAGGCCTGTTGCTTCGTCTTTCCAAAAGAACGGCTGTTCAACGGATCCGCCCGCTAAAATGTCGCTGATAAGTTGGTAACTTTTGAGAGTGTCAGTTTGTAACTTGGCCAAATTGAACTCATCTTGCGTTATAACCGTTAGACCGGGGTTGCTTGCAATGACGTCTTGAAATGCTTTTGTTGTTCTTGAAGAAAAGCCACGTCCGCCCTCTATTACTAAAAACTCGCTTGATACTTTCTCAGGCTCTAATAAAAGCGTATGGCGGAGTTTTCCGTTTACGATGGCATCGTTTTCCTCGGTTTCCTCGCAATGCGGGTTAAGTTTACACCCGCGCCAAAAGGCCATAGGGTTATCATTATCCCACGCGTGTAGTTGGCTTTTGGATATACCTGCGGTTGAAAAATACTCTTTATCAGTTATTTGTGTCATTTTCTTGCTCCTTATCTTCTTCGGGTTGCCCTGCTTCGTCAATGCTTTTACGCATCGCCTCAATGCAGTTCGTGCTAATAAAAACACCTTGTGTCGGAATAGTGATATCGCCAGCTCGCTTACTTGTGCGCAACTCAATTTTGTTGGTGTCTGGACTTTTTGTATCGGCCGCAACCGCTACAGCATTGATAACCGCTCCCCTGTTGAACTCTTGCCCGATTTCGGCCAAGAGCCGCTCTAACATATCTTTGAGGGCCTGTTTAGTGGCTTCGTACAGGGTCTTTGTACGCTTATCGGTTTCCAACTTGCCTTTGTATATTTTCTTGGCGGTCGTAATGTGGGTTCCGATATGTTCCGCAAGAAGTTCCTTTTGCTTGTCGGTGAGTGACAAGTCTTGAGTCATAAAACTTTCGTTTTCCATATCGGAAATAATCGCGGCGGTTACATCTGAGCAAAAATCAGACATCGGGTCAAAGTCAACCACGTTTTCCAAAATTTGCTGTGTTACGGCTTGTGCGGTTTCATTAACTTGAATTTCAACCGCGTTTTGTACTCTATTTGGTTTCTGTGTGTCTATCATTGTTGTTCCTCGTTATTTTTAAGTTCTCCATCTTCAATCGTAAAGCCAACCGCTCCATTGCTTTCAACGCGCTCGGCCCATACTTGATAGCCCTCTTTTTCGGCTCTGTTCCGGATGTACTCCATGCTTTCTTTATCAAGAAGTGAGGCATCTTTGAGCAGTACGACCTTGAGTTGCGGGTTTTCTGCCATTGCAATATCCATTGAAAGTTTGAGTTGTTCGGCGGCGGATAACTGTGCAAGGGGAACGCCGTTAAGGAAGAGTTCGCCCTCACCGAATTCAAGACCAGAAACAGGCAATTTGGCTGACTCAATGGCGGCCTTTTTCCGTTCCTGCAACTCCTTCATTTCATTGGTTAATTGGTCGGCGTGATTTTGGGCCGTTCTTAATGCTTTTTCCTCAAAAGACCGGCGATCGCGTAAGTCCATAATGCTATTGATTTGCTCGGCTTGTTTGATTTTATCGGTGTACGCGGCCGGATCTTGCATTTTGTTTTGTTGCAAATAAGCGGTAATGTCGCGGATTTGCGCGGAGGCCTTTTCATTTTCCTGAGCAAGTAAGGCAATCCGGCGTTGTAATTCTTTGGTCTCATTGGCGCGCCGGATATTATCGGCGAGTAGTGCTTGCCGAATACGTTGACGTTGTGCGATTTCGCTGTTATGTTTGTTAATTTCATTTACTTTCTCAACCATAACAGATATATCAACCCGCTCGGTAGGTGCGTTGTCAGGTAGGGGCATATTATCTAAACGGATTTGCGCGGCCTTTACGTCGCGGTTTACATCCGTGCGCTGTGCGAATAGATTTTTGTATTGGCGGTCAAGGGCCTCTACATCTACCTCTAATTTGCATAACTTACGCAGCGTATCGTATTGCTCACGCGGCGTTTGGCGCATGAATGCAAGCGGGTCAAAACCGAGCATTCCGGTAAAGCCATCAAGTACGGCTTGCGGACTTTTCATCACCGCGCGGTCTTTGGTTGTAACGGTGATTTTTGTGGTGTAATCGTCGCCTACTTGGTTGCGGCGAAAGGTACGCTCAATAAATAAACCGCCAATTTCTAACTTAATACTGCCCTTGGGTTGTCCGTTACGGATCGGCGCGGTTTGGATATTGTCCTTTCCCTTTAATGCCCACCATATTGCATCCAATACGGTGGACTTGCCCTGTCCGTTGCGACCTGTAATTTCCACGAAGTCACCCGTAGGGCGAATAGTTACGGCTTTTATTTTCTTTATGTTCTCTATTTGAAGAGAGATGATTCCTGTGTGGTTCATTGTTGTCTCCTATTTACTTAATTCCTAAAAAGCCAAGTAGCCGCTGTATAATGGCATCGCGCTTACTTATAGTCCTATATAGTTCGCGCATACGAGCGGCCGCTTCTTCTTCTTTGATTTCTTCTTTGATTGCGGCACGTTCAATTTCGGATGTGGCAAGCATTAAAATCTCGTTGCCGTTAAAAACGAACATTTCTACGTTGCCAACCTTGCCGGCGTATCTGCCGATTTCGTAACCTGATCGGGCGTTCCTTATTTTGTAAAGACTCCCTTGATGTAAACTCATAATTAACTCCCGCTACATATCTCGCATTTTTTCCGTAAACAACTCATATGCGGAGCAATTTTTGCAATTGTCCGCGTTGCGGCATTCCGGTTTTCTACCACATATAGGCAATCTGCCATGGTCTACGTGTAAATGGGCATGTATGTGGTCTTGCAGTGGCGGTGCGCCAATTAAAAGCCGTTCAAAATCGGCTTCATAAGCGTCTTTTACTTGCTCGGCTAACCTTACCGCCTTTTCGCCGGCGGCGGCTTTCCAGACTCCGATTATGCCGTTTGCAACGTGCTGCGCGCTCTTCCGCGCGGCCTCTATCTCTTCCTTGCTATATTTTCTTTCCATAAGAACCTCAAAAGATTGCCTGCCCCCGCCAGCAGTTAGCCTTTTTTCATTTGACCCCTCAAATTCGGCATTCCATCAAGCGGGCGGCAAGCAAAATCAACAGACGCGCCGCGTATCACATTATTTGTAGGTCGTATGTAGGAGAGGCGCGTCTGCCCCTTTCGGGGAAAACTTGTATAATTTTCCTACAGGGGAAGTAGAAGTTCCCCTGTAGGTAGTCCGGTTGGACTGCTCATCTTACACGCGAGGTATAAGTATGAACGATAATGTTGTTCCTCAAGACCCTAATGCTACTCTGAAGCAAATTAGCGAAACGCTAAAAGATATAGCGATTTCATTGAAAAGAATTGCCGATAAAAAGTAGTCAAAAGGTTGAGAGTTGGAACTGCTTTACTAACTTTGCAAAGTCGTTGGCGGTCATTGGAATTTCCCACGTTTCCTGTGAGTACAACCCGCGCAATTTGCATGTTCCGTTAAGATATACAGCGGAAAGGAAGTGTGATTTAGCCAAGATACCTACGACTTTGCCTTTGCTTTCAATGAGTATGTGCATATAGTGTGGGAACGGCTAGGATTTGCACCTAACATTGCAAAATGTGCTCCTTAAAATTTTTCACTTCGCTTTTATGAAAAATTCCCGCCCTGTTCCTGCGGCGGCGTTTGTGCATTTTGCCGGAACTTACTTGCGCGCTTATTCTCGCGCTTCCCGCGTCTATCTTTTCCGCCACGTTCCCTAAAATCTAGGCGTGCTTTATCGCAAGCACGCGAGCGCGCCGCCCATAACGGCGTGTTGTAGAGTTTGCGGGTCTAGGAGTTCAACCTAGTTTTCCGGTTATGAGCCGATGTCCTTTCGTTAGACGAACCCGCGCAAATTGTCAAAGAACTGCCATAAACATCAAATCTTGCCCGCACGTTTTACCGCCAGCGGGGTAGCGGCACGGCTAAAAAATAAATAACAGCATGATAGGAAACGCAAGCACAAATGCAGCCCCTATAAGTTCGGGAATTGCTTGAATCGTAAAACACTCTTTTAGACTCTCCTTGAAGTCATCCCATAATCACGACTTTTCAACACAAGAATGATCCCAAACGCAATAAACAATAGACGAACAATGATGTCGCAGATAATTTGTTTTGTCATAATTTGCTCCTATTTCCGTTTATCTAAAAAGTTCTGTATGTCGGTGTACGCATAAACAACCTCGCGGTTATAGCGCGTTAACAACGGCTTTAGGCCGCCCACAATGTTACGGATGCGGGAAAGGTTGAAGGTGGAGCAGCCGAGTATCTCTGCTGTTGCTGTGCGGTTATACACCATTTCGCCCAATCCCTTGTGGAAAAAGCATCTGCTTTTTGGATCTTCAAAATGTATGTTTTGTGTCATTTTTTGCTCCTGTTCTCAAAAATTCGCAAAATAACTACAAAAGTGCTACAATAAAAAGACCTCTCTAATGAGTTGTTGTTCTCATTATGAGAGGCTCGCACGCCAATGCGACGGAACAAGGGATTGTTCCGCTTTGTGGTTACCCACAGATTGTTTGTAAAATTTATTTTTTGTTTGCATTTGGCGTGCCTCTTAATTTTGTGCGCTTTTTGTTATTGTTCGCGCTTGTACTCAAATTATTACAAATTATGCGTACAAAGTCAAGTGCTTTTTTATAATTTTTTATTTCACGACGATAAAAGAGGAAATTATGAAGGATTTTTTAAGCGTGGTTATTGCACTTAATGGCGGAAATGAACGCGGCTCGTACACCAATCTTGCGAACAAATTGAACATTGCGAGGAGCCAAGTTAGTGATTGGGTTGCCGGTCGCAGAAAGCCAACAGAAGCGCAAGCAAAATTGATGTCGCAACTGTTTTTGGAATCAAAAGAAGTACAAGCAACCGGAATTAGCGTAACTTTGCGAAGCATAAAGATGATGTTCGGTATGAAAGATGCGCTACAGCCGGCTTCAGATTTTGGAATTGTCTATTTGCCTCTATTGGCTGCACTTCCTGCCGGCCCGGCAGATTACTACGATGGCGAAAAAATAAAAGAATTGCCGTTTCCAAAAGAATTTATTGACGGCGCATCCTACCTGATTCTGTGTAACGGCGATAGTATGAGCCCGACGCTTGAGAAAGGGGATTTGTTGTTTGTAAAACCCGCCGATCATCCTATTTTCGGAAAAATTATGATTGTAGAGACTGAGGGTGGGTACACAATAAAACGCGTCAAAAAAATAGACGGCGTTTTACGGCTCGTCGCGGACAACCCAAACTATGTTTGCAAAGACAAATGTATCGGTGTTCGCGGGATAGTTGTTAACTATATGAGAAAACCGGTATAGGAGTAAGAAATGAAAAAATTGTTATTACTTGCAGCACCTTTAATGTTGACGGCATGCGCCTCTGGAATAAATCACAATGTAGCCGTTGTAAACGGAAAAACATACCTCGTTGAAACAAAAGTTGATAATGTGCTCGGCTTTTATCAGTTCAGCCGCCCAAGTACGTTCAAACAACTTGACGGAACGGAAATTGATAGCAATATCGTACAAGAATACGTTGAGGATGTTGCAAAAGAATGCCGCCGCGCGGCCCGCATACAAAAAGAGAGCGCAAACACAAGAACGGAGTATAATAAAGAAAAATTCTACGATTGCGTCATGAAAGAACTTACTAAATAAAAACAGGTCTTGTTTTTTTTGAAAAAATAGTCTATACTATCACTGTACGCCAATGCTTGGGAGCGAAACTCTCTGCGTTGGCGTTTCTTTTTATACGCGAGAGGACACTCCCCAACGATGTAATAGGTAAAAAACATCGTGGCGCGTACATGCATTAAATTAGACGAACGCAATTATCGTTTACACTCAGAACAAAACAAAGCCCTCATCCAAAAAAGCCTCAAAGAATTAGGTGCTGGGCGTTCTATTTTGTCGTCGGCAGATGGAACGTGTCTTGCCGGAAATGGCGTTTTAGAACAGGCCCAAAAACTCAACATTCCTCTTAAAATTGTAGAAACCACCGGCGACGAATTAGTTGTCGTGCAGCGCAAAGATGTAAAGTCCGGAAGTAAAAAAGCAAAAGAACTTGCGCTTGCTGACAACGTTATAGGAGATACGAGCGCCGGCCAATTCAACGAAGAATTTGTACACGAAGATTTTAAGGATGAAGAACTTGCCACGTGGGGTGTGGACTTGTCCGACAGTGACCTCGCGTTTGGAATTGGGCGCACCAAGTTTTGAAGAACGCTTGGAAATGGTGAGGGAAATGGCAAAGATCGTGAAAAGGGTGGTGGTGCGCTGTCAGCCCTACGTACCGGCGTTACATAGCGAAATAAAATCACAAATACCGCGAATTGCAGACGCGGGGGCCTACGGAATTATTTATGAAGCACTTAAATTGACCGTTTGCCGTGACGGAATGATAAAAAACGGCGCAGATTTTGTTTATCCGTACTTAACCCTGAAAAACAAATTTACAGACTTAAAAGAAACGTGCCATAAACATCAAATGACGTTTCTGTGTGGTGAAAACAGACTACGCTCAATGGGAGATAGTCTGTGTTGCTGTGGGTGTGAGGGTCTGGCCGGTTTCCAGCCCTCCACCTGCAATCTTAATCATTACATATATGATAGAGAACATTTTGCCTATACAGCCGCAATGAGCATTCGCGGTACGGCGGAATGTTTCAAAGCAATGGGGCAAGATACAAAGACTTCTCTTTGGTTGCGTGAAAACTCATTTGAAAGTGTAATGGGAAAATACCTTCATGACGAAAAGGCCGTTCGGGCTTTTGTGGATAAGGAGTAGCGTAGTATGGGAATACATAAACAACACAAAATGAACCCGAAATCGTTGGCCAATTTGGAAAAAGGGAAGATAAAAAAAGGCGAAGTGCGTAACCCGCGCGGCGGGGCCACCAACTTAAACCGAATGCCCGGTCTTAAACGATTTACGAAAGTGGAAGTGGCTGCGGTATTTACGGAATTGCTACATAAAACCGTAGACCAATTGGAAGCAATTGCAACCGATAAGAACGAAACTATTTTGCGCGGTGTGGTAGCACGTGCACTAATTCGCGATAAAAGTAAAGGCGACTTCGTCAACACAGAAAGGATTTTAGATAGGATTTTAGGAAAAAGCGACCAACCCCTCAATGTAAACGGCAGTATGGTCAATACAGATTTAACGCTTGACCTTACACGTTTGGATAACAAAGGCGCGCAAAAATTATACGCGTTATTGTGCGAGGTGGGAGGAGATGCGAAAGCAAGTTAAAGTAGCACTCGCAGATTTTTACGCTTTAGAACGGCGTGTGTGTGAGGATAGTTACTATCAGTTCTTTAAGATAGCGTGGAAGCGAATACCGGAAGTAGGCAATGAGCCGCTTATGGATAACTTTCACATCCGTTACCTGTGCGACATATTACAAAGGCGCATAGAGCGTGTTGCTCTTTTACAACCGAAGGAAAAGGACTTAATTATCAATATACCGCCGCGAACGCTCAAAACGAATATCGTTAGCGCGTTCTTAAATGCGTGGGCGTGGACGAAATGGCCGCACCTGCGGTTTATCTGCGCGTCGTATGCGCAGCCGATTAGTGAGGACATAAACAAGCGCGTCTCAAAGATTTTGAACTCAGATTGGTACCAACTTTTATGGGGCCACGTTTTCAAAATCATATTGGATAATGCGGGCGACATTCAAAATGATAGAGGTGGCGAGAGATTTGCGACTTCTATCAGCGGCAGTTGTACCGGCAAAGGGTGCGATGTTTTCATTTACGACGATATTTTGAACCCTGTTGAAGCAGATAGCGCTCTTATGAGAAAGCAAAGCATTGATTTTCACGAGGTTGCCGGCCGCTCTCGTTTGAACAATCAGCGTGTGGGTATTCGGTTTGCGGTAATGCAGCGCCTACACGAAGAAGATCTGAGCGGCTATCTCTTAGAAAAGGAACAAGGCCGGTGGATGCATATTTGCTTGCCGGCTACGGATGATTATCCGATATACCCGCGTGAACTCGCAGATTTTTACCGCGACGGCCTATTGTTTCCGGAGCGTTTGACGCGCGACTTCTTGGAAATTGAACGCACTAAAACCTCATTTCCGGGGCAGTACGGACAAAGTCCGCGCCCACCGGAAGGCAATATGTTTACGCGTGAAATGTTTGATGTAGTGGAAGAATTGCCGGCAACCTTTGATTATATGTTTGCAACGAGTGATACAGCGTACAAAGATAAACAAAATAATGACTTTACTGTGTGCGTTGTGTGGGGTGTAAAAGGCCAAGACTTGTACTTGTACGATGTAGCCCGCAGCAAGGTGAAAGCAAGCGATTGTGAGCGTTTTTTCCGCTCATTCTTGGGCAAGTACAACCAATTGTATGGGTTTAGAAGCGTGTGGATAGAGCCAAAAGGGCACGGCATCTTCCTAAATCAAAAGTTCGCGGCAGAACAAATTTTGGTACCTTCGGAAAAAAAATTGCAGGAGTTTTATTCGGATCGCCGCTTGGATAAGGTACAGCGGGCCAACAACATTATAGGCCACTTATCAAATTGGAAAATAAAGGTAAATGCCCAAATAGCGGGTCTTGGTGAATTGTTTGAGGAGTGCAAAAATTTTCCAAAGGGGAAACACGATGATTTCGTTGATTGTTTGGTAGACGGCGTAAAATTGTTCAAACAAGAGCAATTATCACAAAGATTTAGCACGGCAGTAACTAACAATTTGGCAAAGGAATTTAGAGCAAGGGAATATTAGTATGGCAAAACAAAAAAAACAGGAAGAAATAAAAACAAATCACTCTACAGCCTATGGTACGGCTTCGGCAAAATTTGATGGGATTAGCGAAACAAACTACAGCCTGCGCGGACACGCTGGTGTACTCGTTTACGACAAAATGCGCCGTCAAGATCCTACTATTAAATCTATTCTTTCTGTAATTACTTCCCCGCTCAAAGGTGCCCAATGGACTATTCGCTCACAGGCCAATGACGAGGATTTGAAGCGCCAAGAGATGGCCGCCACGCTATATGCCTATTTTTGGGAATATGCTCCTACGCTATTTAGTGAGTTTCTTTCAAATGCGCTGACAATGCTGCCCTTTGGTTTTGCGCTATTTGAAAAGGTATGGACTACAATGGAAATCAATGGCCAATTGTTGCAAGTATTAGACTTGCAGTTCCGGCCGCAAGTATCTATTACCGATATTGACGTCAAAAACCGCTGTGTAAAGCAAACGACACCAACCGGAACGGCTGAAATTCCTTTTGACGATTGTTTATTCTTTGTGTATGACAAAGAGGGTAATGACTATTGGGGAAACTCAATTCTGCGCCCTTGTTACCATGCCTACGAGATGAAAAAAGAGCAGTACGAATTTTGGAACGTTGCGGGGGCTCGTCAGGCAACCGGCTTCTTGCACGCTGCCGTACCGCGAAATATGCAAAAAACAAGCCAAGAGTACAAAGATTTAGAGGCCGGCGGGCGCGAAATTGCCGCCAACCGCTCACAAATGCTTATTGCTCCGGAGGAAGTAAAAGTGGCATATGTTGTGCCGAATATTTCCGCAGATTTTTACCGCACGACAATAAACAACCTTGATATGGATATACGCAATGCGGCACTCGCAAACTTTATCGGGCTTGGAACGGCCAATACGGGCTCGTATTCGGTCGGTGATGTGCAGTACAAACTCTTTATGCAGGCCCTTTCGGCCATTTCAAATCTTCTTGAGCAAGTGTTTACCTCTCAAGTCTTACAACCGATGACGGATGTGAATTTTGGACCGCAAGAGTTCTATCCAGAACTTGTGTGTCAGGATCTTGACCGCGACACGGTTGTTTCAAAGTTGCAGTTGGCCTTGCAATTTATCGGCATGGGGGTTATCAAAACTACCGAAAAAGACGAGGCCGACATTCGTTATAAATTGGGATTGGGCGAAAAACTTGACGAGGAAGATGAAGAACCAAAACCAAAAAATCAAATGCCACCGACACAGGAAGATAGCGATGACGAAGAAAGCCCTCTAAACGCGTCAAAGGCACAAACTTGGGAAACGTTGGTACATAACTACCAAAAAGAACTTTATCGGGCTATGCTCGGCAATTTGGGCGTCATGGCAGACAAAGCCATAGCCGACACGCGGCGGCACCTTGAAAAAAAGGGGTTGAGTGGTCTTGTGGATGATTTAATCATTTCTACAACCTTGTATCAAACCGTGCTTATTAAGAAACTTTCTTATTTGGCCCTACAGGGATGGAATACCGGTAAAAATCTTGCTAACCAAGCAGGTGTGCAGGCCGCTAAAAAAAATGACGATGGCGAACTTGACGATGCCGAACTTTCCGCCGTTCCAAAACCCCTGCGCGCGCCGGTAAAAAACCGCGCTAAAATGCTTGTTGAAAAGCACGCCACCGGCCTCAAAAATGTGATTTTGAACGTGGCAAACAAGCCCAATAGCGGCTATAACCTTGATACTGTGATTGCCGAAATCGGAAAACAGGTAGATGAGTATCTCTCTCGCGCCACGCTTGAAACGGATGCGGAAAACGCGGTCATTTCCACAATGGATGACGGAGAGCAAACCTTTTACAAAGAGGAAGTAAGCGATGAAATTGCCTACTTTACCTACAAATTGGGGGTGGCAGAAAAACATACGGAGTTATGCCTATGGCTCAAAGGGCACACTTTTACGCCGTGGGGAACCGTCTTTTATATGGTATTTCCTCCAAACCACCACCGCTGTACAGGGCGTATGGTGCCGACTTTCAAACGCCCCGGACTTCCGCCGCCGGATCCGGCCACGCATGACAAGGTACCGCCGCCATCACTAATGGAAATGAAGCAATTTTAAGGAGCATTATGGAACGAGAAATATATATTACAGAAAACCTGACAAAAGACAGCGCGAGCGAAATCGTTCGCTTGTTCAAAATGTTTGAGCAACAGGGAAACAACCCTATCAAAGTGTATGTCAACTGCTACGGCGGTGAATTGGGGGCGTTGTTTACTGTGTTAGATGCAATGAAAACGTGCACCTGCGAAATTATCACGGTTAATATCGGGGAAGCCGACAGCGCCGCCTCTCTCATATTCGCGGCCGGCGCAAAGGGTAAACGCTATTGTACGGAAAACAGCCGCGTAATGCTGCACGAAGTGCATGTATTTACGGACATTAACGGCGAGCCACTTTCCCGCGTTGAGGCCGACTTGCGGGAATGGCAAATTCACCAAGACCGCTACATTGCGGAATTGGCGGGCTTTTCCGGTCGGAGCATTGAACAAATAAAGAAAGATATTACCGGTAAAAATTTGTACTTATCGGCGCAGGAAGCCATAGAGTATGGCGTTGCCGATAAAATAGTAACGCTGGATGACAGAGTGCGTTACCAACTTCAAAAAAAGGGCGGTGTAAAAGCCAACGACGGCAAAACGCCCGTAACAAAGGAGAACCAAATGAATAAGGAAGAAATGCTTGCGGCTCTTAAAAAAGACCACGGCGTTGACGTGTCCGCCCTGCAACAAAAAGCAGACGAGGCGGCGCACTTAAAAGCCGAGTTGGATGCCGTAAAGAAAGAAAACGAAAAGTTGACCGCTTCTAAAACTGATTTGGAAGCGAAAGTGGCAGACGTTCAAAAGCAGGTAGAAACTACCGCCGCCGAATTGGAAGCCTCTAAAAAAGAAACGGCCTTTAATGAATTGGTGCGTGCCGGCAAAGAATTTGCCAATCAACGCGAAACCGTCTTAAAGACGTTCAAAACTGCGGCTGATATGGAAGCGTTCTACAAAGACCGCCCCGCTGTGTTAAAAACGCAAGCCACAGGAAAAGGCGAAGGAGAAGCGATGGATGCAACTACCGCCAAACTTATCGCCGAAGGCAAAATCACCAAAGAAGATGCCGATAAATACCTCAAATAAGGAGAAAACGAAATGTCTAATTCAAAAGTAGAATTCCGTCATGGTATTGACTTGTTAGAAGTGCCTGTCGTGTCCGGCGCGTTAGATATTTATGTTGGCGACAACATTAACTACAACGCTAACGGTTACGCAAAAGCCGCATCCGATACTGCGACTGAACTCTTTGCGGGCATTGCTATGGAAGAACTCCATGTGTCCGCGACCGAAAACTCTGCCGCAGGGAAATACGTTATAAAAGTATTACCCGCGCACGCAGGGAACGTGGTGCGCCGCAAATTAACGGCTACCCGCGCTACGGCTATTCCGGGCACTGATGTTTACATCAGCAAAAGTGATTCCGCTACCCTCAAAGAAGTGGCACTTGCAACGGTTAGCGAGGACGTCGTAACTAACAACGTAAAAGTTGGTAAAATTGCGGCGTTTGTATCCACGTCGGAAGTTGATGTGGCGTTCTAATAGGAGTGAATAGAAATGTTACATTCGTTAAAACAACTCATTGATGAGTTTACCCAGATTGTAAAAGTTGGATTTGGAAAACAATACGACGAGTATGAACCCAAATTGCACGCGCTCGTAGGGTCTTTCAAAGTGCCCTATTCTGCCGCTTCAAAGGCCGTATACGGCTTGTTTATGGACGGGTTAAAAAAGATTACATCTACCCCGATTCCGTCTGAAACGGTACCGGATGCCTACAAAATTGTAGTCCCGCACGATCCGTTTGGAAAACGCATTGAAATTCCTCAAGCGGAATTTGAACGCTCTCAAACCGTGGCCGATTTGTCCTTGTATCAATCTCAAGTGAAATCGTTAGCCACTCTTGCGAAAGACCACCCTGTTGAAATGGCCTTTGATATGATTGAAAGCGGCGCATCTAACGAATATGGTAAATGCTTTGACGGCGAGAACTTGTTCTCCACCTCTCATGCCTATGGGGATGCAACGAGCCAATCCAATCTGCTCACTGGTACGGGAGTTACTGAAGCCGCCATTGCTGCTGACTTGCGCGCGGCTCAAACCGCGTTGGAAGGGTTTTTCTACAAATCCGGCAATCGCTATAAACGTTTCAATAAAAACGTTAAGCCGTTGGTTATTTGTGATATTTCCAAAAAGGCAATCTTTAAGGACTTGCTCATCAAGGAAACCATCTCCGGTACGACTAACACGCTCCGCAATTCTTTTGAATTGATTGCGGAAAAGTTGAACAGCGCTAACTCTTGGTACATTATGGACCAAGACAATGGTGGCGTTGAAGTTAATGCCCCTATCATCCAGCCCGTTGAAAAAGATGTTGAACTTACAAACAACATCGGCCAAGAAAGCCAAGTAATGGACAAGGTGCTCAAATACCAAGTTGATTACCGCAGCGGCTTCGGCTATGGTGCATGGTGGAAGATCGTCAAAGTGGCGAATTCCTAATTGTAAAAGGGCGGCACGTTTAGTGCGTGCCGCCCTATAGGAGAACTTATGAAAATCAACAGCAATACACCTTTACCGCACTTGTGCAAACCTTTTTTTAGCGGGGAATTATCAGACAGTGTCCCCTATGAGTTCCGTTTCGGCAATTACGGCCAAAACCTCGTAAAGTCTGAATGGGAAGAACTTAAAAAATTTGCCGTTCCCTCTGAAGAAACAAAAGAAGAAACGGAAGATGTAAAAGAAAGCGCGCCGGAACAGCCCGCCGATGAAGATGACGAGGCCGACAAGGAAGCATTGGAAGCCCTTAAAGCCCAATACTCCCAAATGAAATCTAAAAACAGCAAAAAGGGCGCTGAACTTCGGAGCAAAATTAAAGAATTGGAGAATAAATAATGAGTGCAACGCGTTATTGTGTGGCGTCAGACGTGCAGGCGTATTTCACGAGCGTTCAATTTACGGCTAACACCGCTCTTGATACAGATAAACTTGGGCGGCTGATAGAGGATTCATCTGCGTTTATGGATGGCTCTTTGCGCCGCGTTTATCCATTACCTATTACAAACGAAACCGATCTGCGTATATTGAAAGGTATTTGTGCGCGATTGGTCGCCGGCGATGTTGATGACATTCTAAACCCCATTGCAACCAATGGTACACATAAAACGCGCGACTTGAAAAAAGAGGGCAAACAAATGCTGCAAGAGTTTTGCGACCGCGCGGCCCTCTTGGATAACCCACAAAGCCGCATTACGTGCATTGTGGCCGATCAGCAGAATAAGGACAAAAAGGAGTACTAATGCCCTACACACTAAACGATGATAGTTTGCGCCGGCTGAAAGAATGGAAAATCAAAAATTTCCAACCGGTCTTTCGCCAATTTGGAATCTCGTTTAGGCGTGGCATGGCGGCTATCTTTTCAAATACCGCCGGTCGCGTCAATCCAAATAAAGTGATTGACGGAATAACTTGGGAGCCATTACAACCCAAATACAGGGTGTGGAAAGCAAGCATCGTTCCTTTTGGAACACTCGTTTTTAGCGGCGAAATGGCCGATAGTTTCCGGCAGAAAGGTGCGCGCGGAAACATAGAAGTTATAAATGATTACGAAGCATCATACGGCTCAAGCCATTGGATAGCAAAATTTCACCAATACGGAACGCGGTTTATGCCGGCTCGCAAAATCATCTTTGAGAGTAGGGTACGGAATAACGCTTTCAAACAAATTCTATTGGACTATTTCCAAGCGCGTTTTGAGCAGTTGGGAATAAATGTGGAGTTGAAACTCAATGAAGATTAGA